TCTTCCTGCCTTGGTACCTGGTGCAGAAGATGACAAGCATATGGAAGAATTTACTGTGGGTCGTGGCGCACTTATTACCAATAAGTTTTTTAGAAAAGTGGCGTCAGCTACCAAACGAGACCTCATCGAATCAGAACGACCAGTAGTAGGAATTATGATTATTCAGTATCGGATGAAGATTGGCGTTATGCACGGAGACCCTAGAACCACCCCTGTGGGTTTAGGTAAAGACTATGCCTACGCAGTTCGTTGTGAAGTTAAGCGAGATGAGTGGGTAGAGGTAGGCACAGGAGAAAGCAAGCGTCGAGTAGGGCAGACTATTAGGGTCCGCACTGTAAAGAACAAGACTTTCCCTCCTCAACAGACCGCTTATTTAGATTTTTACTTCGCAGACGGTGGGGCTATTGATGCTGGCGGGTACGACACCGGTAAAGAAATCGTTGCTTTATCTATTCTCAACGGGATTGTAGATCGCCGTGGTGGATGGCTGTATTATGGTGACCGTAAGTGGCAAGGAGCTCAGGCTCTAATTGATTCCTTACGTGAAGAAATCGATCTGAGGGAAGAGTTAAGTAAGGCTGTCTTAAGTACTCTTAAGGCTCAACCTATCTTAGCTATTCATGATGATTCTGATGAAGAGTGAGGGGCAAAAACAATCTCTAAAGCACGAGAAACGATTGGCTAAGAAAATTGCGGGAACTAGATCCGCAGCTTCCGGAGCTTTTTGGTCTCGCAAAGGAGATGTACGCAATGACGAACTTCTGATTGAGCACAAATGGACTGGTAAAAAATCAGTAACCATTAAATCAGATGTTTTAAAGAAGATAACTACTGAGGCGATTTTAGATAGTCGTATCCCAGTTTTAGGTCTTCACCTTGACGGAGAGAATTACGTAGTTTTAGTAGAGGAGGATTTCTTTGAACTTCGCAATTCAATCAGAGGTGAGTAAATGGAATATTCAAACGAGCCCACTTGGGCTTGGAGATACGACGCTAAATGTCGTGGGGAAGATACCGAGATATTTTTTCCTCCACGGGACAAGGCACTCTACAAACCAATAGCCGATAAAGCTAAAGCAATTTGTTGGGGACGGGATGGTCGACCGGCGTGTCCAGTTCGCAAAGAGTGTTTAAAAGAAGCTATTATTAACGATGAGTTGCACGGAATCTTTGGAGGAATGTCTCACAGAGAAAGAAATGCAGCACAAAGAAAATATACAAAACAGGGGTTAACACTAAACGAATGGATAGAACAAGATGGTAAGTACGGGCAAACCTAAAGCAGGAGCGTTAAAAGCGTTCCTTGAAGCAAATAAGCGAGACACTCGTTTAGTAGGCCACGTTGAACGCCATCTTTTGGCTAAACCGTTTGATGCTAGAAATATGTCGGTGATACATCCGTCAGACATGATTAAGCCAGAGTGGTGTCACTTAGCGTCTTATCATGCATTGCTAGGAAACTACAAAGAAGTTAGAGAAAAACCAAATCTACGCCTAGCTTCTATTTTTGCTGAGGGACACACGATTCACCATAAGTGGCAGTCCTGGCTACGAGATATGGGAGTTCTATACGGTAAGTGGGAGTGCACAGAGTGCGGCCCAACTGAGTGGGAGCTTGCCTCTGATTTAAATTTTAATGATCCCGAATGCGGTTCTTTTGACTATAGAGAAGTTCCTTTAAAGAGCACTAAGCATAAAATTAGTGGGCACTCTGATGGTTGGGTAAAAGGCCTAGGGGAAGACTTTCTTATTGAGATTAAGTCTATTGGTCCTGGAACGTTACGCTTTGAGGCGCCTGCAATCCTTAGTCAATCAGACAACGATTTAGAGAAAGCTTGGCGTAATATCCGAGCTCCGTTTAAATCCCATCAACTTCAAGGACAGGTTTACCTGCACTTAACCCACCTTATGAAAGAAGCTGGCGAGATTCCCTCTGCTCCCAATGAGATTGTGTTTATCTATGAGCTTAAATCAACTCAGGACTATAAAGAATTTGTTGTAGCGTATAACCCTGATTATACAAAAGATCTTTTTGAAAGCGCTCTTGACATCTCCTGGGCAGTTGACAACTTACGTCCACCTGTGTGTAATATAGACCCTGTAAAAGGATGTAAACGCTGTCAACCCTATGGGGAGGTAGAAGATGCCCAAGTATGATTTTAAATGCGATACCTGTGGCACTAGTACTGTAGAGATGCATATTGCTTTTGAGTCTAATGAGCGACCTAAATGTGATCGCTGTGGAAGTCCTATGAGTAAGGTGTTCACACCACCTTCAGTTCAATTTAAAGGTGGAGGGTGGGGCGGTAAATGATTAACGATAATGGTGTTAATTACAGAGGGTTACCTGTTGTAGTCGCAGACGACGACTTTATTGAGCATTTGCATGAAAATGGTTTTGGTGAAACTATAGATGTTGCTGAACTAAACGAAGAGTGGAATGACTGGGCAAAGGAGAACCTAGATGAGTCCAATTGAGTTAAGAGTTGCTGAAGCAAGTAGTAGAGCTATTGATACTCTTAAAAAACAAGGGTTAGCAGTAAACGAACAGTACGTGTACGACGCACCGTCTATACCGGATGATGTAACAGATATGATGGAAGAACAGGTTATGGACCTGTACGCTAAATATGTAGCCTACCTAGAGTTTATTAATTTGCAGCTTTGGTGTGCAGATGTAGATAAGTCAGAGGCCGATAAAGCTTTAGTTTTAACTAAAGCAACTAAACGATTAGAGTTAAAGACTTCTGGAAAAGCAGTGTCTATGATTGAGGCCGAGATCGAAGTAGACCCAGAGTATAGAAGTAAGCTAGATGCTTTTAAAGAACTGTCTAATTACCACGGGTTAATTCATATTATTTCTGATCGATTGTCTAAAGACATTGCGCTTATTAATCGAGAGATTACTAGACGAGTTAACATTAATAAGTCTATTGGTAGAAGCAGTTGGATGACGCCATGAGCTACGAACAACTATCTCTATTCACAGACGAAGAGCTTGGCATTAAGAATGCCTATAATACTGTTGGCCTTATTGGGTACTCCCAAGCAGGTAAAGATACGGTTGCATCTATTCTAGTAGAAAAGTACGGTTACACTAGAATTGCTTTTGCCGATAAAATTCGGGAGTTTCTTTACGACTTAAATCCTATGGTTGCATGCAGCCCTACAGGTTACTTACAAGACTTAATTAACTTAGTTGGTTGGGATGACGCAAAACAAGAGCCCCAAGTTCGTAAACTACTACAAAATTTAGGCAACGCCGCTAGAAAAACTATTGATGAGAACGTTTGGGTTACTTTGGCGTTGGGTAATATAGACACTAATCAACGAGTTGTTATTACTGACGTTAGATTTGAAAACGAAGCTATGATGATTAAACTTATGGGTGGGCAACTATGGCGTGTAAAACGTATAGGGGTTGGTCCAGTTAACGACCATGTTTCAGAGTCTGAATTAGAAGGCTACAAAGTAAATCAAATTTTTGTGAACAACGGCACTCTAAAGGATCTAGAGTTACTAGTTACTACTAGGATGCGCGATGCCTTCCCAGAGTAGAAAACATCGTGGCTATAAGTCACAAAAAATTGTTGCTAATTATCTAGCTGCTAATGGGTGGCCTTATGCCGAATCTACTGGGGCAGGGCGGTCAGGCACAGATGTCACCGGAACTATCGGGATTGACTGGGAAGTAAAAGCTCGCACAGGGTTTAACCCCTCTGCAGCTATAAAGCAGTTAAAAGAACGCCATAACGGATTAGACCTTCCAGTGGCTGTACTGCGCTTAAACGGGCAGGGAGAGGTCAATATAGGGGAGTGGCCAGTTATCTTGCGATTAGAAGACTTTGTAAAGCTGTTAAAAGAAGCTGGATACGCTGACGCAAATCCTTAAATAACGTACCTTGTTCCTTAGGTGGGCGACTAAAACTCGAACCTAAAGGACTACAAAATCGTGATTGAAAAAGATACTACAGAAGAGCAGTTTTTGCGAGTAAGTGCGGGATCTAACGCACAATCCGTAGGCTCTGCAATTGCTCACGCTCTATATGAACGCCCTCAAGTTAAACTTAGGGCCGTAGGGGCATCCGCAGTAAACCAAGCTGTTAAGGCTATCGCTATCGCTAGAGGCTACGTTGCCCCTAGAGGTCTTGACCTTACTTGTCGGCCTGGATTTACTACCGTTGATTCCCGTGACGGACAAATTTCCGCAATAGTCTTTACTATTAATGTAACTTGATATATTCTTTATAACAAGAGATCTCTAACAGTTAGGAACACCATGGCAAGAAGTTCAATCCCAAGCCCTGACGAGGCGCTTGCAAGTATGGCAAAACAAGGCCGCACACCTATGAACAAAGATGGAATTAGCTTTACTTCTCCGTCTGCGTCACCAAAGGCTGGCACACTTATTAAAAAGAAAGGTGCACAAGCTGGAGATCCGTATGGGTCAAAGGGCGCACCTCGCTCAAACGTGCAGAAAGAAACTCCTGCTAAAGACCGCAATGGAGCCGCTTATTCTATAAAGGCTACTTATACAAAGATGACTGACCCTTCTGCTGGCATGACTCAAGCAAATGGCAAAATTATCAAGACTGCTATGAAGCGTGACCGCACCAACTTTGATGGTGGAATGGGCACTTCGTACTAAACTCGTGTATGCTGGTTACTAGGTCTTAGAGGAATCCTCTAGGGCCTAGTACTGCAATTGGGCTAAAAGGAGGCGCAAATGTCGTTGCAAGATTTGTACGCAGAAGTAAAAGAAGCAAATATTTTAAAGGCCTGCATTGTTGGCCAATGGGCTAATACTCTTTCTGAAGAAGATAAAAAAGTATTAGACCTTGCTATAGAAGATGATGACCTAAGTACAAAAGATCTATTTATGCTGCTCCGCCGTGCTGGCGGCACGTTCGGTAAAACCGCTGTTCGTGACCACCGACAAGGAGATTGTGTATGTCTTTAGC